GCAGATCGATGCACCAGTCGAACAAGCCAAGCCGGTATATGATGAAGTGCCATTCTAAACACAGTAATAGGGGTGGTTAGCTCCACCCCTATGCAAAACCCACATTAAATCGCTCTAGGATGCGTCAGGACAGGCTCTAAGACATGTCCGTGTATGATCCTACCCCCTAAATGGAGGCAATAATGGCAGTGCCTACAATGCAAGAAATAAAAGATGCGCTTAGATTAGTAAGCGACAACCCATCTTATAGAAATAAAATAAGCCGCGATGTTGCAAAAGAAAGAAGATTAAAAAGATTCTTTACTGGCAGCGAATGTGTCAATGGACATGTTGCAGATAGATTAGTTTCAAATGGTAACTGTGTAGATTGTTATTATGCAAACAAGAGGACATACTAATGGATAGAAAAGAATGTCTTGAAGCTGCTAAAGAAATAACATTAGACAGAGAAACATCCTATGGTACGCCAGAAGAAAACTTTACATTGATTGCTGACCTATGGTCACAGTATTTGCGTAAGCGTGTAGCAGCAAGAGATGTCGGTATGATGATGGTTTTACTTAAGGTAGCTAGATTAACACACGGCAAGCATGATGACAGCCTTATAGATATAGCTGGATATGCTGCAATTACATCAGAAGTAGAAGATTAAACACTCCTCATCCTATCAATCAAACGACCAGAACGATTAGGAAGTTGCCTAGCCCACTTACTATCTAACATAGCATCCGCTGCTGCCGACCACTGCTCTGCATTTATAGCTGCTTTCATATCCTTAAACTTAGACAGCGTTGGCAAACCAAGATTAAACAACATGTTGCATATGATTAACTTGACTTCCTCTGGCAAGCTATCGAACTGTGGATACAGCTTCTTAGATTCTGCAATGACTGTTCCAACGTCTTTATCAAAGCACTCTGTAACTCTATCTGATGAGACAGGCGATCCGACTGGTTGGTCATACTCTGGGTCATCTGGTAACACCAAGTGGCCAATGCCAAAAGTAAGCCGATCTTCACTACACTTATAGGTGACATATTTGCACCCCTCATCTAGTTCTAACTCTAGCCTTAACTGCTCAATGTTCATCTCTTAATACCCTTCAAACCTCTTAATCCAAATGATGCAGCAATACTGGCATAAACTGCGTACTGAAACCAGTCAGGTGTACCATCCAAAGCCGTAAAGCCACGCTCAACATAAGGCTGAGTAAAAGGAATGAAACACATAGCAATAATAACAATAAACAATATTGTCCAAGCCTCATCCTTCCAGCTATTATCGCTGGACTTAGCCATGATTTTTTCCCAACCAGCCTCATGAGTAGCAGCCACCTTCATTACTTCTGCTTCCGCTTCTGCCTTTGCCTGAGCAACCTTACCTTTAGCTTTGGTAGCTTCTACCTTTGACTCCATCCAAGTGCCAGCCAGTGACGCTATAGGGCCGATTAATGCCTGTATCATTTGCACTCATCCTTTCCAGCACAACTTATTGGAAAACAATGTGCCTTTAATTGATAAAATTTATTATCATAGGAGGCTTGCCACATAGTTTCATCAATTAAATATAAACATTGCTCTTCTGTCATTTCTTGTTGCAATGCAATTTGATTTCCGATGTAATGCCAATTGCTACCATCATTACCCCACATGGTAATAACTAAAACAAATGTTTCAAACATTACTCACCTTTATGTTCATGTCCCATCCATATACCAAACACACCTGTCATCACACCCATAACTACAGATACAAATGCAGACTGACTAGCAGTAGGCGTATCCAATTCCATAAACCATTCAGCACAACGCCACGACATAACTGTAGATGCAAGCATCATGCACCGGGGCAGTATCTTCCAAGCTAAAAACTGTTCTACTGTAATCATAGCATCTATCCATTTCTAGTAATTGTCATAAACATTACAGTAAATAAAAATATAACTACCAAGAGTACACCGAAGATGATTGCACACGTTTTAATTGTCTCTGATATTTCTTGTTGCCTACGAGCTTCTTCAACTTGCGCTTTCTTAATCGCTTCTTTCTGTTCCCGGAGTTTCTGATTATGATGATTAAGAATCTCCTGCCATGTACTGGTTTGGTTGGCTGCTTTAGGCCAACGCATATTAATCATCGTAGCTATTTCTTGCATTTGTTCATTAAGTTTTTTAGCCTCAAGAACTGCATCAATCGAACTACGAATGTTGATGTCACCAACACCAGCTTGTTTATTACGTTCTTCATTGAGCTTTTTTTGCGCTGAGAATAGCGTACCAATTTGGTCTGAAATATCTGCAACAGATTGAACATCATTGATACGAGCCTTGATAAACCCTATAGCATTTGACGCTGCTGTGACCGCAGCAATAGCTGTAGTTATAGGTTCCATTAGATAGCATCAGGCCAGTCGTTAATCGGCGCATTGCCAGTTGGCTTACCATCGCTATCAACAGGCGTATCATACAACGCCATGAACGCAGCAAGGTCAGCGGCATTTGTGATAGCTGTTCCGATGCTGTTGCTGGCGGTGCGAACCGCAGCCCTGTAATTTGTAACCGTTGACGGCACAGAGTAAGACTCAACCTCTGTTGCTTTGATGACTTGCCAGTCGTATGGTTCAAGAAGCCCAGCCGCTTGTCTCTTGACTACGGCTATGGCTACAGACTTGAGTCCAAGCGTAACAAGCTGGTTTCCATCATCGTCATTAACTGCCTTACCATCTTCATCAACTACATTAACATCAGTAAGTGAGCGAGGAATTAAACTGCCATCGGCGTTTTTGCCCCAATAAAAGCGGTTGTCGTGTGCCGCAACCTCATCTTCCCAAGTCAAACCTATAGCAGCTTTTTCATCTGCGCTGTAATTACTCCACACAGCAGGATATTGTGTGCCGTTGTTATCAGTCCACGCCTTGCCAACTCTGATTATTCTGCCTGAGTATTTCCACGGCATTGTTATCTCCTATCGTGCATTACTAAATTTGAAGGGTTGTTCGGCAAAAGCAAGAAAAACATAGGTACTACCAGTAACATTGGCGTGAACATTGTTGCTTTGTAATCTAAAGCCATTACTTAAAAAATCTGCGTTACTGTACTCATCATCGTACTCTGACTGATTCAGGTTTGCATAGCTTTCTATCGTGCTTTCATTGTTTGGGGATCTTACTGAATCTTTGATGGGCCAACTTTCCAAAGCACTGCTGTAGCTTTTAATAAGCAAAAAAGCTGGCTTAAATCCACAATAAACAAAGGGCAAAGCAGATGACCCTGTGTAAGTTCCAATTTTGCAGTAGCCCTCAACAGAATGAAACGCATACATAATATGCTCATTGCCTGAACTATTGTAAGTAGCTGATGTATCCAATGTTATTGTCGTTGAACCAAGTGTTGTATTCAAGCTTGAATGGGATGCCCCCGCGTTTGCTGTAAACGTAAGATAATATCCAGATGTTGCTGCACCTATAATATCGCTTTGTATTATCCAATGGTCAGTCGTATCACGATTTTTGCAAATAATTAGCTCTGGCTTAGAACTTAATCCATGTGCAATACTGCCTGCCGAACCTGTGCCAGTATAACTTATTATAGAAAACCCAGCCTTTGTGTTTACCTGACCAGAACTGTCAATAGTGCCAACGCTTGTCGCACTTGCATCGTTGCTAAACGCTGTGCCAGCCAGCCAGTTCCAAGCAACATAAGCTTTAGAATTTTGATTTGTTCCAGCATTTGTAGTTCCAGCATATTGGTAATTTACTGTAAAACCATCACTATCAAATGATGTAAATAAATCTCCCGTACTGCCCCCAGAATTTTCTACGGCAGTGGTATTACTAAATATATTTTTACCAGCACCTCGAACGCTGTCATTTAGAATATGAGCCGCCGCATCCGTTCTATTCTTAATCCAAACAAAGTCTGGCGAAAAATTTACCCCTGAAACTGCTTGTGTGTCACTTGCACTGCTTCCATTGCCTGTCCACAGCACCGTATTGAAATGCTCAGTGCCATCAATAATAGCTACG